CAATTTATAGGGTATCTTATTATTAGATACCCTTTTTTTATACCTATGTATCATTCATCAAAGAAAAAAAAGAAGAAAAAAATGGGTGGCAGAGAGTCACTTAAAATAAAAAAGTAAAAAACCATGACTGTAGCTGCAACCACTGAACTAGAAAGTATCAACATTATGTTAGCTGCAATAGGAGAAGCTCCTATTAACAGTCTTACAGGTACACTTCCTGTTGATGCTCGTCTAGCACAGTCAACTCTTACGGAAGTAAATAAAGAGGTTCAATCAGAGGGTTGGTCTTTTAATACTGAAATAGATGTAACTCTTACAAGAGATGGATCTAATCAAGTATCACTGTCAACTGATATTTTAAGAGTTGATCCTAATACTCATCATCACACTACGATTGATGCAATACAGCGTGGTTTAAAGCTATATGACAGGTTAAATAATAAGTATGAGTTTGATGAAGATTTAATCTGTACTGTTGTCTATTTCAGAACCTTTGATGAAATACCAGAACCTGCAAGAAGGTATATAACAATCAAAGCTGCTCGTATCTTTGTAGATAGATTAGTCAGTGATGATGGATTGAGAACATACACACAGCAAGACGAAGTAAGAGCAAGAGCTATATTAATGGAAACAGATTTAGCTAATGGAGATCACAATCTTCTAAGAGGAGATCCAAGTCTTACAAGTGTCTTTGATACTTATTCACCAGCAAACGCATTAATTAGATAGCTATGGCAGTAGTATCAAGAGCAATTCCTACATTGCTAAGAGGAATCTCACAAGCTGCTGATTCAACAAAACAACCTGATCATGCCGACATACAGGACAATGCTAACAGCAGTCCTGTAAGAGGTCTTGTAAAGAGGTCTGGCACACAGTTTGTTACAACTCTAAGCTCTTCTACCGTAGGGAATGTTCACATACAAACTATCAACAGAGATATAAATGAAAGATATGTAGCAATATTTAGTAATGGTAATGTCAAGGTATATGAATTAGATGGAACAGAAAAAACTGTAAACAAACCTGATGGTACAAGTTACCTAAACACATCTGATCCCAGAAGTGTAATTAAGACTGTAACTATTGCTGATTTCACTTTTGTAGTTAATACAAGTATTACAACAGCAATGGACTCGGCTGTCAGCCCAGGTAATATCACACAGGCTGTTGTTTTTATAAATGCAGTTTCAGATAAAACAACATACTCAGTCACTGTAGATGGTGTGACTGTTACTGATGACACAACAACTGACTCTGCACTTAGCACCACACAGGTAGCTAGTGATCTTCAAGCTGGTTTAAATTCTGGTCTTACAGGTTTTACTATTGCAAGAAATGGCCCTGTTATACATATAAAAAAGAATGATGGTAGTAATTTTTCTATTGATGGTAATGACACCCAAGGTAATACACAGCTAACGGTAGTTAAAGATTCAGTACAAAGGTTTACTGACTTACCAACTGTTTCACCTAATGGTTATGTTGTTGAAATCAAGGGAGATGAGTCAACTAACTTTGATAATTATTACGTCAAGTTTGTAACCAATAATGGTGGAGCTTTTGAAGAAGGGCAGTGGGAAGAATCAGTAGAAGCAGGTATTCCTTTTAAATTTAATTATGACACTATGCCACACGTTCTCATACGTCAGGCTGATGGTAATTTTAGATTTGCAAGAGTAGACGGAGATACATATACAATATCTGGTACAACATATACATTGCCTAAATGGGGAGAAAGAACAGTTGGTGATTTAGATTCAGCACCTAACCCATCTTTTATAGATGGCAAAATTAACAACGTCTTTTTCTTTAGAAACAGATTAGGTTTTTTAACTGATGACAACGTAGTGTTGACAAGGGTTTCAGAATTTTTTAATTTTTTTCCAGAAACAGTTCTATCTGTTATAGATTCAGATCCTATTGATGTAGGTGCTTCTCATACTAAGGTTGCTATTCTTAAACACGCAGTAACGATGGGAGAACAGTTAGTTTTGTTCTCTGATCAAACACAGTTTGTATTAACATCATCATCTGATGCTCTGACACCTAAAACAGCTAACGTAGTTGTTGCAACTGAATTTGAATCCAGTGACCAGGCACAACCTGTAGGCTCTGGTTCTTCTATCTACTATCTAACAAAGAAAGGATCTTTCGCAGGTGTAAGAGAATATATAACACAGGAAAATGTAGCGATTAAAGATGCAAGCAATATTACTGTTCATGTACCAAGATTGATACCAAGTAATATTTTTAAATTAGCTGTTTCTACCAATGAAGATGTTTTAGTTTTACTAGGTACTGATAATCCAAATAAGTTATATATAAATAGATGGTTGTATGGTGATGGTTTTAAAAAGGTATTGAACAGTTGGTCTACTTTTACTTTTAATTCTGCCAAGTCAATAAAGAATATAGATTTTGTTGGCACTGATTTGTTTATGGTGGTAGAAGAAGCTAATGGTACAACTTTAGAAAAAATACCGTTTGAAGCAGAGTTTAGAGAACCTAATTCAGAATTTGAGTTTCATCTGGACCATAAGGTAACTGAAGCAACCACTGGTGTTTCTATTGCTTATAACTCTGGCACTGATGTAACTACATTTACTTTGCCTTACAGATTAAATGCCAGTATGTCTGTTGTTGGTCGTTACTTAGCTAATGGGGAAACAAGTACCTTTGTTGATACTCAAGGTAATACAAAAACATTGAAGCCTGGTCAGGTTGTACAAACTACAAATACAACAAACGGATCTACATCAACCATTACAGCTAATGGTGACTTTAGAAACAGTAAGGTGATTATTGGTGAGTCATACCTTATGCACTATAGGTTCAGTCAACAGAGACTTACTGAAGGTGCTAACGCAGGTGAGATGATCAGTGGTCGCTTACAACTACATCATTTTTATATCAAGTTTGAAGATACAGGATTTTTTAAAGTAGAGGTCACTCCTGAGAATAGAGATACATCTACTCATAAATTTACTGGTCGTTTCTTAGGATCTTCTTCTGCTGCTATTGGTCAAATTAATTTAGAAACAGGTACGTTTAGAGTGCCAATAATGTCCAGAGCAGATAGAGTGGATATAGATGTAAAAAATGACACGTTCTTGCCTACTCAATTATCCAGTGCTGAATACGAAGCTATGTTCCATATGAGGAGTAGGAGGGTGTAATGGGTTATTTAAGAAAAGCTACATTTACAGATTTAAAATATGTTGCAGCAAACATGAGAGAAATTGATAAAGTTATTTGAAAATAAAAAATATAGAATACAACTAATAAGAAAAGGTCGTAAATGGGTTGAAAGCCTATTGAAAAAATACAAAGTCTTATATAATTTTGTATATGCAGAGAATGATTCTGCTATTAAATGGTTAAAGTCTCTTGGGTTTACTTTTATCCAATATCACGAACATTATGGTATGCAGGGTAAACCATTTTACGAATTTCTGAGGATCGCCTAAATGTGTGTTGCCGCATTTCCAGCCATAGGAGGATTAGCTGCTGGTACTCAGTCAGCTTTATTTGCAGCAGGTTTAGGTCTTAACTTGGCTACTGGTTTGGCAGGTAGATCGGCTGCACAAGCTGCTGCCCAACAAACATATCAATCATCTTTAATAGCAAATAGATCCGCAGAACAGGCTTTCACTGCTCAACAGGAAGCAATATCAGATCAGCTAAAAGAGACAAGAGCATCATCAGCACAAGAAAAATTAGCAAAAACAATACAAGGGTTACAGGCAAGAGGAGCTATCAGAGCTTCTGAAAGAGCAGGTCTTACAGTAAATCTTTTACTTGCAGATGCAGAAAGACAGTCAGCCAATGCAAGAGAATCTATAAATCAAGCTTTAGAATCAGCTTCCAGACAATATACAAGAAATGTTGAAGGTCTTATCGCTCAAAGAGATAGTAGACGTAATCAACTACAAAGTAATATAAATCAAGCATATAATCAGATTCCATCGTTAGGATCAATTATTCTTAATACAGCAGCCCAAGGTTTATCCTCTTATGCTACCCTCACAGCCTAATGACATCTAGTTTTCAAAGCACAGCATTTCAATCTTCTGCAAGACCTGTAGATACTTTTGTAGCACCTCCAAGTGTTCAACCTAAAACTGACCTTGAAGAGTTAGCAGAAGCATTGCAATCAATAAACCCTGCTATACAAACTTTCCTTGGTTCAAGGATAAAAAAAGAAATAGAAAAAGAAGAAGCAGAAGGCACAGAACAAGCAATAGAAGATGCTGCCACTAATTTCAAAGATATTAGTAAAGGTGTAAACAAAACTGATGGAGAAGATGCTGCAAGACAACTTATAGGTGGAAGTATCTTTGCTGATCGTGCCTATCAAAAAACTAAAGCAGAAATTTTAGGTAATAATTTAGCAAGCACCTTATCTAATAGTTATGCAACAACGCAGATAGATGGTAAATCTCTTAATACATATCCTCTTGACTCTGAACAGTTTCAAACATGGTTATCAGGAGAAAGATCAAAAGTTGTTGACCAGTTGAATGATATAAATCCTACTTATTTAAACAAGTATTTTTTACCAAAATTGGCTGATGCTACAGCTACTGTCACTTCTAGTCATATAAAACAACATCAAGAATATAATTTGGAAAAACTTAAAAATTTAGCTGTTCCCTTAGTTAAAGGTTTGATTGTTAGTGATGATGAAACAGATTTAGAATTAATTTCTAATTTTGAAGAAAGTATGAATAACTTAGGTCTTGTTACAAAGGATAGAAGTGATCTAAATAAAACTATTGTAAATATTCTTATTGACCAGGCAGAAGCAGTTGGTCTTTCTGGTAATGGTGATATAGAAGGTGCAGAAGATATTTTAGATATTGCCTTGCAGTTTCCTTATGGTGTTGATGGTAAATTAAATCTTACTGCACATCCTGATTATCAAAACAAAGTAAATACTTTAAAAAAATCAATTAACAACTACATTTATGAATATGAAAAAAGAAAAGATGTAGAACAAAAAAGAAAACAAAGAGAAGAAACTATAAAAGAATTAAAAAGGTTTGCAGATACTGGTAATGCTAGAGTTTTAACTAATTTAATGAAAAAATATCCATTAGATGCAAATAAAATATCTATTGCTGGTGTTGCTTTAGATGGCACAACCTTAGAAAGGTCTGCACAACTTGAAACAGATATGATTGCTGGCAAATATGATAATGCAAAAGATGCTAGTTTAGCAGCCTTACAATGGTATCAAGATTCAAGAACACCAAAGACTGTACAAAACAGAAACAGATTAACTCAGTTATTAGATACGGCTGAATCTGTAGAAAGGGGTGACTATACCGAAATCAATAAAGGTCTTACAGAATTATTAGGTCAACTAAAAGGTGAATTTAGTGGCAATGAGTTTATTATTTCTAATACAGGACAGTTAAACGACAACGGTTCTCGTAAAGTTACCGATTTCTATAACAAAGCAAAATTAGAACTTTATCAATATCGTCTAAGTGAAGAAGGTCGTAATGCAACAAGGTTAGATATTATCAACAAGATAGAAGAAGTTAAGAGTAAATATATTGAACAATCAAGAAAATTAACAGGTGTAACTATTGAATCAGGTAAAGACGATGATAAAGAAAAAGAAAGAGAAAATAATTTAAGTGATATAGAAGGTGATGCTGAAGCTGGTGCATTTACACCATCTACCCCAGAAGATGAAGCAAGAGAACGTACATTAAATTTAGAGGAAGATTTAGATGAAATTTTAAAAGGAGTAGATAAAACTAAAAAAATATCACAACCAAAAATAAATGAAATGTTATTAGCTGTAGGATTTACACCAGAACAAGCAAAAATTATGGCTGCTGTAGCTATGGCAGAATCAGCAGGTGATCCTATGATTGATACTGTGAAATCTGGTTTAGACCCAGAAAAGAAAAATGAATTTTCTATAGGTCTTTTTCAACTAAATATGATTGATGCGTTCTTAGAAGAAAGATTGAAATTATTTGGAATAGAATCGACAGATGAATTGTATGACCCTATTGTTAATGTAATAGCAGCTAAACGTCTATACGATCAACAAGGGTTTGGTGCTTGGAGTGCTTATAACAATGACTCCTACAAAAAGTTTTTAACTGACTAACATGACAGACTCAAACCCAATAACTCGTTTTCGTAAGAACAGACAGGAAGCTGGTAAGAAGTTTCGAGAAAAACTTAAAAAAAATGAAGAGATAATAAAACAAACTACTAGCTCTAAAGTTATTAGAGGTGCATTATCTGGTCCTTTAAAAGCTGTAAATGAAACTGTTGAATTTGTAGATGATATTTATGATTATGCTGTAGGTAATCCATACGATAATAATGAACTTATAGATCTACAAGGATTAGGTCTTGAAATTAAAAGTGATAAAGAAGATTGGGCTTATACAGTACCACAAGCTATAACACAGTTTTTGCTACCTGCTGGTGTTATTAGTAAAGGATTGAAAGGTACAAAGCTAGTAGGAATGGGCAATGCTTGGACTAGAAACGCTGTTGCAGGTTTTGTTACTGATGCTGTTGTACAAGACCCTTATGAAGAAAACTTGTTCAATATGATTGACAAGCATCCAAGACTTGCAACTCCAATAAGTGAACTTTTAAAAGCAAAAACACCAGAAGAAATAAGTGTAGCTGAAGCACGTTTTAGACAGGCAAGTGGTGGGTTATTAGCAGGTGAAGCTCTTACTGCTTTAGGTCTAGGTGTAAAAGCAATGAAAAAAACACCTGAGTTATATGAAAGAGTAATCAATAGATTATCAAGAAGAGATGAAATATTAATGACAGATAATGTTGTTGATAATCTTGGTGATGAAATTATTGATGATTTAAACCTTCCTAACAAAGTTGTTAAGGATGGTGACAAGGTAGAAACTACATTTAATCCTAAATTTACAGGTGGGGGTGATCCTGATGTGCAGAAATTAATTATTGATAGGGCAGACAAGATAAAACAATTAGATGCTAATAATGCTTGGCCTTACAAAAGAACTTTTGCTGATATGGTCAAAAATGCAAACGATCTATTACCAGCAAAAGTATTAGATGGTCTTATTACTCTTAACAAACCACTTAAAACAGTACCTGCACAAACATTAGCTGCTAACAGGGCAGGTGGTGGAGTAGGTCAAGTAGCAGCTACAGTAAAAGATCTAAAAGGTAGAACACCAACAGAAAAAGCAATAGATCAAGCTACTGATATTAGAGGAACAGTTAAAGAACCTACAGATCCATTAGCTGAATTTTCATTAGAAGAAATACTAAATGCTGCTGAACAAGGTGATAAAGCATCATTAAAAAAATTAAGACTAATTACCAAGAAACTACAAGCTGCACAAGGTAATCCTCAAGCCTTACAAAAAATGGCTAGTGAAAGCAGAATAATGAGAGGATTAAAAGTACAAAATGAAATATTTATAAACTCAATATTATCTGGACCAGAAACACACGCTGTAAACATTCTATCTACTTCTTTAAATACTTTAGCTAGACCATTAGAACAAACACTTGGTTCTTTTGCTCAAGGTGATATGACAGGTGCTATTAGAGGTGGTAAAGAACTTTATTATTTAATGTCATCTATTACTGACTCTTTAAAAGCTGCAAAACTATCTTTTCAAATTGAAGATAATATTGTAAACCCTAGTGCAATGATTCAAGAAGCTGATCGTTTTCAAATAAGAATGGAAGGGGATGGTGTCTTAGCAAATATTATTAATACTTATGGAACTGTTGTTCGATTACCTAGTCGCTTCTTACTTGCAGAAGATGAATTTTTTAAACAATTAAATTTCAGATCCTATGTAAAAGCTAGTGCTTGGGAAGATGGCATGAGAAAAGGTTTGCAAGGTGTTGATTTAGAAAATCATATACAAAGACAATTTGATGGCACTATTGAAATTGTAAACAAAAACAGCATGGCAAATGTTAAAGATAAGTCTGTTTTAGATTTATATGAAAAAGCACAACAATATGCTGCTGAAACTACATTTACTGCTGATTTACCAGAAGGTAGTTTAGGTGGTGCAATACAAGGAATAGCAAGACACCCAGTAGGTAGAATAATCTTTCCATTTGTAAGAACACCAATCAATATATTTAAAGCACAGGTTAGAAGAACCCCTGCTGTGAATATGTTGCTACAAGAATATAGACAAGCACTTAAAAGCACAGATCCATCTGTAGCAGCAAAAGCAAAAGGTGAAATGATACTTGGTGGTTCTATGTGGTCTATAGCAGGTCTTACAGCTTTATCAATTAATAATCCCATGTCTGAGTTAGCAATAACTGGTGGTGGACCTTCTGATTACAATTTGCTTAATCAAAAACGTGCTACAGGTTGGCAGCCTTACAGTTTTAGATTTCTTTTAAGAGATGAAAATGGTAATGTACGCATGGGTAAAGATGGTAAGCCTAGATATAAATATGTAAGTTTTAGAAGGTTAGATCCGTGGTCTTCTTTTCTTATGATGGCTGCTGATGCAGCAGCTATTACAGGTAGTCTTAGTAGACAAGATCGTGATGATTTTGGTGTTGCTGCTGCTGTTGCATTAGGTCGTAATATTACAAACAAAACTTATTTACAAGGTATTACTGAACTTGCTGATTTATTAGGTAAACCTTATAAGTTAGAAAGTTGGCTTGCTAGAAGGGCAGCAGCTACTGTTAATCCTCTTAGTGCTTTTGGAAGGTCAGTAAAAAGAAGTGGTTTGACAACTAGCTATGGTCAAATACCAGCAGATCAAAGAATTTTAGATAAAAAAGTAAGGGCAGGTGATGATGGAATGGTAGTTCTTAGAAAGTTTCATAATGAATTAGCAGCAACAATACCTGCTTATGGTGGTGGTTTAAGACCAATGAGAAACTTTATAACTGGTTCTGTTATTGAATATCCTGTAGGTTATGGTCCTGATACTATGAGTATTCTTAATCCTATAAAAGAAACAAATAGTGTTAACAATACTGTTCTTACAACCCTTGATGAAATTGGTGCAAGGATTACACAACCTTCAGATGAATTAAATCTTGGAAGATTGCCTAGTGGTCAACCGATAGGAAGTGGGATAGAACTAACTTATGACGAACATCTTGATTTAATTGAAGAAACTGCTTTTGTAAAAATTAATGGTACGACTATGGTAAAAGCTTTGCATAACAGGATTCAACAAAAAGATTTTCAAGCATTAATGAAAAGCGTAAGAGGTGAATTAATAGAACAAAATAATATGGACATAGAAGTTAAAGCACAAGAAGCTAATAGAGATTTGGCAGAAGAGATATTAAGAGATATTGTAAATAAATACAAAAGGGCTGGTAAAAAAGTTTGGTTAAGTAAAAATCCAAAACGTGAACTAGAATATGAACAGTTGCAATCTGCCATAAGGCAAGAAGCCAACAATGACATTCTTGAAGGTTTTAACCAACTAAATTAACTATGGCTACTAACACTGCTGCATCTTTTTCTACACCTACTGCTAATGGTACTGCTGGTCCTTTTAATATAGGTTTTAATTATCTTGCACAATCAGAAATAGATGTAACAGTTGATGGTGTTTTAAAAACTCTTAATACTCATTATATTTTTCACAGCACTACCCAAATATCTTTTACTTCTGGTAACTTTCCTACTGTTGGACAAACTATAAAATTTCAAAGAAATACCGATATATCAGCTAAAAAAGTAGATTTTGTGGATGGTTCTGTTTTAACAGAAACAGACCTTGATAATAATACCGATCAAATTTTATTTGGTTTACAAGAATTTGTAGATGAACTAAATACTAATGTTGTTAAAAGAGATGGTACACAAACTATTACTACCAACCTTGTATTTGAAGGTTCTTCAGATGATGCCAATGAAACTACTTTAGGTGTAGTAAATCCAACTGCTGATCGTACAATAAACTTACCTAATGTATCTGGTACTGTAGTAACTACAGGTGATACAGGTACAGTTTCTAATGGCATGATTGCTGATGATGCTGTCAATGCTGCAAAAATATCTGAAGCTGATCTTAAATCTTTATCTAATTGTCAAACAGGTAGTGCTGCTAGTCTTGCTAATTTAACAAATAATGAAGTTTCAATTCTTGACGGTGCGACAGTAAGTACTACAGAATTGAATACATTAGATGGTGTTAATAGTACTCTTACTGCTTCAGAATTAAATGTATTAGATGGTATTACAGCTTCCACTGCTAACCTTAACCAACTGACAAATAAAGAAATAGAGACTTCTTTAACAGCTAACAGTGATGCAAAGATACCAACATCAAAAGCTGTTAATGATCGTATTCTTACTGTTACTAATGCGTTAGGTGGTTTTGTTGCAATAGCAAATGAAACATCTTTTCCTTCTACACACCCTGACCCTAGTGGTAATGCTGGTACTGTAGTTTCTATATCAGATGCAGGTGGAGTGGTTATAAATAGCAGTGGTGTTGCAACTATATCTAATGGTGCAGGTTCTGGTAATACTGTTACGATTACAGGTTTTCCCTCTGATTTGCATAGTAGAACTCTAGGTAGTGGTGTTGGTTTGCAAGTACAAACAACATCTACATTACATACCTACACTTATCATAAATCTTTAATTAAAGAATCAGATTTAGTAAATTTCAGTGCTGATCTTGATAGCTTTAGAAGTAGATATAGAGTTGTAGATACGACACCAACATCTAATAATGATGAAGGAGATTTAATTTTTAGAAAGTCTGATAATAAACTTTTAGTATTTAATGGTACTGCTTATCAAGAAGCTAGTTCTGTTGGTAATTTTCATACAAACACTTTAAGTAGTTTTAATGGTACTGGTGGAGGTAGTGCAACATTTAACGGTTCTGCATATAGATTCAACATTAACCACCCACCAGAATTAGCAGAACAATTACTTGTAAGTATTAATGGTATTATCCAAAAACCAAATAATGGTTCTAGTCAACCAAGTGAAGGTTTTGCTCTTAGTGGATCATCAGTAATATTTAGTGCTGCCCCTGCTAGTGGATCAGACTTTTTTATAATTACTATTGGTAAATCAGTAGATATAGGAGTTGTAAGTGATGGAACGATTGATAATGCAAAGGTAGCTAGTGATGCAAGTATAGAAGGGACAAAGATAAATCCTAACTTTGGTAGCCAAAATATAATTACATCAGGCACAGTAGATGGAAGAGATGTATCTGCTGATGGTACAAAGCTAGATGGAATAGAAGCCAATGCTATCAATGCTTCTAATACTGCAATAACAAATAAATTACCGCTTGCTGGTGGTACCTTAACTGGTAATTTAACAATATCAAATTCTGCACCACAATTAAATTTTACTGATACTGGTCATAATCCTGATTATTCTATTAAAAATTTTAACGGTAAGCTTGAGATTAAAGATGAAACTAATAATTCTATAAAACTTGCAATTAATTCTGATGGTCATATTGACATAACTGCTCACACAGACTTTCAAGCTGGTCTTGACGTTACAGGTGATCTGACAGTTAGCGAGCATATTGCATTGCCTGATAATAAAAGATTAAAGCTTGGTGCTGCTGAAAATTTACAGATATTTCATACCAGTGGTAATGGTTTCATAAAAAATGGCACTGGAAATCTTCATATAAGACCTAGTTCAGCAGCAGATGAAGGAATTATTATTAAACCAGATTCAGCCGTAGAACTCTACTACGACAACGTAAAGCGTTTCGAGACAACCTCAACTGGAATAACTGCAAGGGGTACACAGCATTTATTTACATCCGAAACGTCAGGAGATTGCGAGTTAATAATACAAGCTGATTCAGATAATAATAATGAAGGCGATAATCCAAGACTTATTTTTAGGCAAGATGGAAGTCTTAATCTTAGTGCTATCGGTCACAATTTTGCAGGTTCTGAACCTTCTGGTAATAAATTATTTATTGCAAATAGCGTAAGTAATGGAGGAATAGAATTTTATACTAATGATACAGCAGATAACTACATTTACGGAGTAAAAAGACTAGAAATAACCTCTAACGGTAATATACAAATACCAGTAGATAACGCAAAACTACAGATCGGTGCTGGTCAAGATTTGGAGATATTTCATAATGGTGGCGACTCAAAAATTATTAATAAAACAGGAAATCTTACACTTAATTCTGCTGCAACTACAGGTGCAATAGACATTATTGGATCTACTGGACAAGTAAAACTTCTTTATGGTGGCAGTTCAAAACTGGAGACAACTTCAACTGGAGCGACAGTTACAACAACGTCCGCAGCTAACAGCATTAAAAATATAACAACTTCTACTTCCGCACCATCAGGCGGTTCTGATGGCGATCTCTGGTTTACTTACATAGCTTAATATGGCAAATACAACTTATTACATAGATTTTAATGGTGGTGATGATGCAAATGACGGTTTATCTTTTGCTAATCGTAAAAAAACTTTTGATGGTTTGATTTCTGAAAATGATAATAGTTCAAACCAAAATGCTCATGGTGACGAATATCGTGTCATGGGTATGCCAACAGTTAATACTGGTGTAAACGCAACATGGACTAAGGGTGGATATGGTAATATAAAAGCAGATGGTTCATCAAATTCCACTAAAAGTATTACAGGAGCTACAGCAACAGCACCGATAGAAATTACTGTTAGTAATCATGGATATTCCACTGGTGATATTGTTTGGATTTATAATGTAAGAGGCATTTATACTGCTAACGGTTCTTGGATTATTACCGTAACAGGTACTAATACCTTCACTTTAAATAATTCTAATGGCACAAATAACACTGGTGCTTTTAGCACTAGTGAAGGCCCTACAGCACGTCAAATAAATCATAAAGGTATAAAAGTAAATACGCAATGTAAACGTGTAGCATTTTCCTCTGGTAGCACACAAACAAGTGACAATAATATCAATGCTAGTGATGGTATACAACCTGTAGGTTCAACTAATGTCACGATAAACACTTATGGTTGGATACTTAATCTAAGAATGATGAGAAGTGTGATTGCTGGTGGATTTACAACAGGTAAAGCTTGGTACTATACTCTTCCAGAAGAATTAGATTTATCTGCTTATCAAGGAATTTCTTTTAACATTTATAATCGTGATGATACTGATTCTCAAAAGGCAAATAAAGAGATAAGACTTTGTTCCGACACAACAGGTGATGTTGCAGTAAATACTATAAAAATTAGATCCAGACCAAGTAGTGGTAACATGACTCAGGTTACGGATACTGGTGGTAACTTAGGGTCTTCTATAAAATCTGTAGCTCTTTACATTACATCTGATGAAGGTGCTGAAGATTTAAGGTTTGCAAATATAATTGCCTTTAAAACTAGTGTTAATGATGTCATAACACATGATGATTGTTTTTCGAAAAATACAACTGCTGAACCTATCTGGTGGAAAGGATATTACATACAAGAAGATCACATATTATTTGGTTTCAATACAAAACAACTAAGCTCTCAACTTAATGATTCGGCTGGAGATGAAAATGCTATTTCTTATAGTGGTGTTTCAGAAACCGTGGCATTTCATAAAGTTACTCCTTTTAATATCTATGGAAGTGCAGATGAAAATTCTAATTACGATGCTGCTGGATATTTATATAAGTTTTTAGTGCGTTTAAGATTAGACTCTAGACTTAGAACAAATCAAGAATTAACAAAAATAACTGGTGGTTGGAATACTACAGATATGTCTTCTCAAGATAGTATTACTTGGGTTAATATTTTTTCTGATAATCATACATTTATTGATACAAATGCTACAGGTAATGTACTAGGTTCAAATATTCTTGTTGAAAGATTTGGAATAGGACTTGGTAATAATAATTTAAATCTTCTGGGACACAAAAATTTAACTGCTAAAAACATATATCAATGTGGTTTCGCTGATAATGCAGCAATTGTTATTAGTAACGCTAATGATAGACGTAATATATTAATAGATGGTTTATTCCAAACTTCAGGTTTTATTGCTGGAATACAAGCTAATGCAACTAGTTCATGTTCAGGATATCGTAATTTATCTAAAATCATTATAAAAAATATGCATTTGTACGGCACTTATCAACAAAGCTCACTTCATAATCTGATTTTTATAGAAGATCTGACAGTTAGAGGAAGCAAATATTTATTGCTTGATTCTAATTATAATATTATGCAACAGATACAGATTAAAAATCTTACTGCTAATGGGTTATATTCCACATTTTCTGATTTGGATATTCGTGCTGAAAATGCAACTGTTGATCTTTTACAATATGAAACACATCCACATACTGTGAATAATCAAGGAACCACTACTCAGGGATCAATAAGTTTAGGTAATTATAATGGTGATGCGAATGACCATAGGATCTATGTTGCTAATGGCCATATAAAATCAGAAACAACTGTAAGGCATGGCACAGATGGTGTTGCTTGGAAAATTCAACCGAGACTTGAACATACAGGAAATAAAGCATATAGTGCAGTTAACAACACCGTACATGCTCCATTAAATTTTTCAGTTGCAAAATTATTTGTAGAGGCAAATAAAGTGGTAACCTTTAAAGCTTATGTAAGACGTGATAATACAGGTATTACAGCAACAGTGGCAGCGAGACAGGATAGAAATATATATACTATCAGTTCAGACGTAGCAGTTACCTGCACTGCTGGTGCTGATACTTGGCAAGAATTAACATTATCAATAACACCAGTTAATTCAGGTGAATTATATATTGATTTTGAGGCATTTGGTGGTAATTCTCATACTGCCTATATTGATGATATTTCAGTTACACAAGCCGTATGACTTACTCCATAATTAAAAAGGAACAAAACATATCTGGTGACTGGTCAGTTTTGGTAGATGCAAATGGCCTCATACTAAGTTTAAATTTTGACAACGATCCAACTCAAGAAATCATAGATTCAATTGCACAGAACTATATTGACAATCCACCTGTGGATGAGGAGGAGGTATAGAAGATGGCACTGACAACTAGATCACAAATTTTAAACCTTAACAAGGTCAGTGGTGGATATCCTTCAGCAGTAGCAGTAGCAGCAAAAGGTAAATCAACTATTAACATGAATAGTGTAAGTGGAGGGTATCCAATATTCGCAAGAGGATTGGGTTTTGATGGCAATGTTAATGTATCTGGAACGTGGAAAGCTTTTACAAATGGTTTTGTAAACGTAAACGGAACTTGGAAGGAACTTGATGAATTAAAGAATAATATAAGTGATACATGGAAAAATTAAAAAATAATATATACTTATACTAAAGGCAACTTATCATGGGATTAACAGAAGCTAGTGCATTTAAAGATGGAAAGATAGTAAATGATGATGTAAACGCTAGTGCAGCGATAGCTGGTACAAAGATTTCTCCCAACTTTGGATCGCAAACAATACAAACAACTGGCAGGTTAATAGTAACTAAAACTGGTTCCGAACCAGAAATAGAATTAAATGGTAATGGACCTAATTTTATAAGATTTACCGATTCTGTTGTAGCATCCCATTCTTTAGATTTAATATTTAGAGATAGTCCTAATACTTTAGGTATTGAAAAATCTTCTGATGGAACAGTATTATTTTCAGTTGATAATGATGATGGACAAGTAATAGTTACTAATAATTTAGACGTTAATGGTCAGTTTAAATTATTTGATGATGACAACTCGCATAGTATAGGTTTCAAAGCACCTGCAACAGTAGCATCTAATGTACTTTTTACTTTACCTGCTACTGATGCTGCCTTTAGTGGTTATGCTTTAATTTCAGATGGTGCAGGTACATTAAGTTGGGGTGTTGCTGGCGGTGCTAGAGGTAATGGAAATAACCAAATTTTTTGGGAAAACGATCAAACAGTTACAGGAAACTACACAATAACGAACGGTAAAAATGCTGGAAGTTTTGGCCCGATTACTATACAATCAGGTGTAACAGTTACCGTTGGCACTGGTGAGACTTGGAGTGTTGTTTAAATGAGTACTCTTAACGTAGGAACAGTATCTGCAACTGATATTACAGTTGCTAATGATTTTAATTTAGATGCTGGTTATGGTTCAAACGAAAAAATTTTTGGAGTTAGAGTTTGGTGTCAAATTGATAATACTCATACCATTACTGGTAGTGGGGGCATCTCTTCTGTAACAGATAATGGAACTGGAGATCAAACTTATAATTTTTCTATCACATTACCTGATGCAAATTATTCAGTTGTATGCGGTACAAGTTTAGGTTCAGGAACGGCTCATGTACAGCTTGTTACGTTTGGGACAACTAGTTTCAGAGCAGTAACTAGATATTATACTTTTGGAGCTTTTGATTCAAAAGTTACAATGATGTTAGTGAGGTAATATGAGTACTCTTAACGTAGGAACGATAAAAAGTTTAGGTTCATCTGCTCCTGTATTTCAAAATTCATCAGGCGTAGAAAAGGGACAACTTGCAAGAGCATGGGTAAATTTTGATGGTAGTGGTACGGTTGCAATTAGGGATAGTTTTAATGTTACTTCTTTAACTGATAATGGTACAGGAAATTACAGTATTACATATACTAATGCAATGCCAGATGCTAATTATGCAGCAACATTATCATGGAATATTCAAAGCGTAAATAATCGTTCTTGTGGACACGACAATAGTAATTATTTAACAACAGGCATGAGAGTAACAATAGAGGATGTTAGTACAAGTTATGGTGTGGGTAGTAGCAGAACTGATTGCAATCGAATTTGCATAGCTATATTCGGAGATTAATTATGTCAACACTTAAAGTAAACAACTTACAAGATATAAACGGTGGTAATAATTCAACACCTGAACAGGTAGCACAAGGAAGAGCAAAGGCATGGGTTAACTTTAGTGGTCAAACCGTCACATCTGCTACTGATATGACAGGTGTAGGAGATAGTTTTAATATCTCATCGGTTGTTGATAATGGGCTAGGTCATTACACTCTTAATTTTACTGTAGCTTTTTCAAATACAAATTATTGTTACACTGACAGTGGAAATGGCACTTCGGGCGGAAATCGTGAACTTAATAACGTTACACAAAATACAAATTCTTTTACTTTTAAAACAAGAGGAACAAGTGTTGCTGCCTTTGACCCCACTACTGTTTGCCTTGCATTTTTTGGCGATCAGTAAAAGGTGCTATATAATAAAAGAAAAAACTTATGGCTAATTCAGATAAAAGAATTATATACACACAAGACGATGGAACGGTTGCGATAGTTATTCCAGCAGATAATTGCCCTTTAACTGTTGA